CCCCGACATAAAGCCCGCTGTCATCAACCGGGATGACAAGACAGCGTTTTGTTTCCGTGCGCCCTTTGAAGTTTGTTATGAACGCCCCTTTCAGTTTCAGGAGGTCTTCTTTGATTGAAAAATTACCCATAATTTCTTGTTTTTTATTCGATTAAATATCCGTTTTCTGTAATAAGTTCACTTCATTTGCGTTCAGCCTCTCAGACTTAATGATAGCCCTTTTTCTTCGGGTTGCTCCGGGTTCTGAGCCAATATGGTTTCCGTTGCCAGTGCTTCCGGGGATGCAGCCGTTCCCTATATGGAGGGTAGGGGTTACGCTCTGCTGGTTCAGAACAGATTTCATAATCTTCAAGGCTTATTTTTTTCAGTTCATATTCCAAGCTGCGTTCAATAACTTGCGCCATCAGACATTCAGCCCCGAGCCTTGATATTTGTTCGATAGCCCGTTCAAACTCAGCGATAGACATTCCTAAAGATTCCTGAGCGTTTATCAAAGCCTCTTTTAACTCTTTTACCGCTTCATCAAGGAGACCCAACTTTTCTTGAAGACGGTCACAAACGTCATTCAGGCTGTTTCCCATAAGTCAGCCCTCCTTTTCGTAAGCCCATCCGAGAAGACGGTCAAAGGGAAGCCCTATGCGATGATGCGTGTCTTTTCTTGAAAGGCAGAAATCCCCGTCATCGTCAACCTCTCCGTCCGTGCATCCTCTGTAAATTTGCCCGTTATTGAAAACGAATAATGCCGTGCGGTTGCTGTCAATGCTGCCGATGTCTTCCGGGTCTCTCAATGTATAACGCTGACCGTTTGAAAGCGTTATTTTACACCGTGTCACGTTTTTCATACTTGTTTCTCCTTTCTTGTTTCTTGTGTGTCAGATGTTGTTCTGTCCTCGTATGAAAGCGTGATACCTGTCAGAACCCCGTTATCGTCACGCTTGAACAGAGCACGTTCAAGGTATATTCCTCCCTGCTCAAACTGTTTGTTGGAGGCTTCAAGAAAACCCCTGACTTCTTCAATGTTTATTTTCCTGTCCATTGTTACACATAGTTTGAACCTTGACATTCTCTGTTGCTTTTCCAACCCGCTTTTGATAACTGTATTGAACATCGCCCGTTCTGTTTGTGAAGTAAACGTAACGGTCACTGTCACGGAAACGATAAACCGTGATACCGTCAACCGTGAACAGTTTTTCAACGGGGTATGATTGGTTAGAACTCGCCTTGACTTCTTCAACTTGTTTTGATTCGCACGCTGTCAGGGCTAAGAGTGCGATTGAAATAATGATAATCTTTTTCATTTTGTTGGTATTTTAGTGTTAAACACGTCTTTGAGCCATTGTTTGTACGGTAGGATTGGTTTACCGTATAAAGTCATATTGGCTTTGTAGCTTTCGTACATCTGTTTGCGAAAATCTACGGGAATTTGTTTTTTCTGATTTCTCAATTTCATCTTTGTATATTTTAAGTGAATAAACTCAGTTGTACGGGTCTGTCTTTGACCGTTCTTTCATATATCGGGCAGCGGTCTTTGTAAGAGCAACAACCGTTTTTTGCGGCTGAGAACCTTTCATCCCAAAGCCGCTTGTATTCATCTGTTCCCATTTCGGCTTCTGTGTTCAGAAACTGAACCAGCTTTATACAGAAGAAGCCCCGTTCTTCTTGCTTCTCATCGTGAAGCGGTATCAAGCCGTTTCCTTTCGGTCTCATGGTCTCAACTGTTTAAGAAGTCTTTCAAGACCCCGCCCGTCCTTTATGCTTTTTCCTGTTGCCCATCCACTGTACGGGAAGAACGTCACTGTTTGCCCTTTGTGAATGAACTGTATCTGAGTGTTGTCACGCTGAACAATCTCAAAGCCGATTTCCTGAATGCGGCTGACAGCATATTCAATGCGTGTCGGTTCAAGCCGTTTTTGCCTTTCAATGTCTAATCTTGCCATAACTTCGGGTTCTGTTTTTCGTGAATAATTCTTTGAACTCTCTCTATTTCGTCATCAATGATCCGTTCAAGCCTCTTGCTTTCTGTCAGGGCTGAATTTGTCTTGGTCTTGAAATATTCCCGCTGTTTTTCTCTCATTCGGACAACAGCGTCAAAAAATTCTTTCGGCTTCATCTTCTGTTGTTTTTAGTCAGTTTTTTTATAATTCTGTTCAGGTACGCATTTTCGCTTTCAAGGTCTTTTATTTCTTGTTTCAGAACCTTTATGGTTTCATTGTATTGTTCACGCTCAAATTGAGCGGGAGATTTTTCAAAGCGGCAGGTACAATGTTCG